CAACCTATTACATCTTTTTCTGATGGAAGCACAGAAGCATTAGTTGCCAGTAACATTTACGAAGATATTACAAAAGCTGCTCTTACTAGATGTAGATGGAGATTTTCTACAACTCAAAAAGCATTATCATTATTAGCAGCAGCTCCTACTGGAAGATATGATTATGGTTATCAAATACCAACTGATCCAGAAGTTTTACAAATAAATACAATAACAGTTAATGATATTGTAATTCCTTATTCAAGATACAAAGATTATATTTATGTTAATGGCTATGGTTCTAATAGTACATTAATTATGGATTACATTTACAGAGTAGATGAAGCATACTTTCCACCTCATTTTGTACTTGCTTTAGAATATGAATTAGCATCTATATTTGCAGGTTCTGTTGCTAGAGATTCTGCAATGATTAGACAGTTTAAAGAACTAGCAGAAAGACAATTTTTAATTGCTAAAAATATTGATGCACAAGAAACTACTACAAAGGTTTTAGATACTAATAGATTTATTAATCTTAGAAGATCTACCAGAACGGATGTTTAATGGGAAGAACATTAAAAACTGTTATAACGAATTTTTCGTCTGGTGAGCTTAATCCTTTATTAGCTACAAGAACAGACGTACCATCTTATTTTCAAGGTGCTAAACAATGTAGAAATTTTGCATTATTAGCAGAAGGTGGTTTAATGAGAAGACCTGGTACTTCTTATCTTGCAACATTACCTGCAGAAGCAAGATTAATACCATTTATATTTTCTGATGATGAAATAGCTATTATAGCATTATCTAATCAAAGAATGGATGTTTATAATATAAGTGGTACAGCATTAACAAGTAATTATACAACTAATTGTAATTGGACTACATCTCAATTGTTTGAATTAAATTTTGCACAATTTGGTGATACTATTTTTGTAACACATAGAAATAATCCAATTAGAGAAATATTTAGAGAATCAGCATCATCTTTTATTGTTAGAGAATTTGCATTTAAAATAGATGAAGATACACCTGCTGTTTCTGGAGTTAATAAAATATTAGCACCATTTTACAAATATGATGATGCATTAGTTACATTAACATTATCTACTGGTGCAACAGGTACAGGAAGAACAGTAACTGCAAGTTCTGGTGTATTTGTTCCTTCTTGTGTAGGACACTATTTAAGAGTTGATGGATCTCAAATGAAAATTACAGGTTATACTTCTAGTACTGTAGTTACAGTTACTATTGTAGAAGCTGTATCTGCTGGAGCTGGGCCCCATTTTAATTGGGAAGAAGAAGCTATTTCAGATCATAGAGGTTATCCTCAAGCAGTAACTTTTCATCATAATAGATTATGGTTAGGTGGTTTTAAGTCTAGACCTGCTGGTATAGTTGCATCTCATATTGGAGATTATTTTAATTTTGATGTAGGTACTGGATTAGATTCGGAAGCAATAGACTCTGATATAACAGGTAACTCAGTAAACGAAATTAGACATATGTTATCTGGTAAAGACTTACAAGTATTTACAGATAGTGGAGAATATTACATTCCAGATTCTACTGATAATACTATAACACCTTCTAATGTAAGTATATTAAGACAAACACCTTATGGTATATCTAGAACAGCTCCTCATATGTTTGACCAAGCAACAGGCTTTGTTCAAAAAAATGGTAAAGCAGTTAGAGAGTTTGTTTATTCTGATTTAGAAGATGGTTATAAATCTACTGCTGTATCTATTCTTGCACAACATTTAATTGATTCACCAAAAGAAATTGCAATTATGAAAGGTAATAATACTAGACCAGAACAATATGCATTTTTTTTAAATAATGGATCTACATATCCTGGTACATTATCTGTGTTTCATTCTGTTAGAGATGAAAAAATTGCAGGTTGGTCACAATGGTCTACTAGAAGTGGAGATTATATACAATCAATTATTTCATTAAATGAAAATTTAGTTATTATTGCTAAAAGAGTTTTAGACGGATCTACTATTTATACTTTAGAAAAATTTGCAGATGATGATTCTGAAACATTAGATTGCCAAACAACTTCAACATTAAATCAAAGAGGAACACCATTAGTAAATGGTGGTAGTCAAACTGGTTCTGTATTAGCTGTTGATGGATTTACTTCTGATCCACAAATTAATGAAACATTTAAAATTGCAGGTGATACTACAGAATATATTATACAAGCTGTTACAAATAATGGTGGTGGATCATACGATTTAAGTTTAGATCAAGCATTAGTTGTCACACCTGCTGATAATGCTGTAATTACTTTAGAAAAAGGATTTTTACATGATGTAAATGGTATTTATACAAATGAAGATATTAATATTATTGATGGAAATAGTTCAATTGGTTCATTTACAGTATCAAGCTCAGATCAAATTACATTAATAAGTGCGCCAAAATCTAGTGGACTTAAAATTGGATTTAATTATATTCCTATAATAGAAACTATGCCAATTGATAAAGAATTACCAGAAGGCCCATTAACTGGGTTACCAAGAAGAATCTCAAGAGCCATTGTGGATATTAACACTACCCTTGATATGACAATCAAAGCAGCAGACAGCACCTCTAAAGCTTTAGTTATACAACAAGTTAATTTTCAAGGTGGCTCTGACCTCACTCCAGTAACAGATAAAAAAGAATTTTTCTTTTTAGGATATAGTAAAAGTCCAACAGTAACAATTAGCCAAGATGATCCTTTACCAATTAAAATCTTGGGTATGTCAGTGGAGGTAGTTTTTGCATGAGTGCTGATCCAGTAACTATGTTTGTTGTAACTGCAGCTAAAGCAGTTTACGATATTAAAGAATCTAAAAAACAAGCAGAAATAGAACAACAAAGATATGAAGCTCAAAAGAAAGCTGCTAAAAGAATTGCTGATGAAGAAGCAGCAAATAGACGAGAACAATATGCTGCTGCTATTGCTGCTAATAAAGCAACTCAAGCAGGTTCTGGTTTTTCATTGGATAGTAGATCATTTTTAAATATACAAAAAGATATAACTAAAACATTTGAAAAAGATCTTGCAACAATAAGATTAAATGTAGGAACACAAGTTGGTGATATTGGTTATGCTCAAGACATTGCTGCATCACAAAGACGTAAAGAACAATTTGGTGGATGGACTAGTATTGCAAGTGCTGGTTATGAATATAAAGCTAAAAAAGATTTATACGAAGGTTAATTATGGCATTAAAAAAAGAAGGATCACAAATTACAATTAAAGCTCCAAGTGGTAATATTCCATATGTACCTGCTAAAAGTTATGCAAGTATAGCTTTTGATTCTTTTAAACCTACATTAAGTAGATTACAAAATGAAGCAGATCAAACTGCTCAAGCAAATTATTTTCAAGATTTTCAAATTAAAACCAGAGATCAATTTGAAAAATTTAGAAATGATTATGCAATGGATCCAGATAAAATGAAAGCAGCAGTAGATACTTATGCTCAAACTTTATTAGATTCTGTTCCTGCTCCTTACAAAATACAAGCTAGTGCAATGTTGTCTGGTTATAGTCAAAATTCTGTAATTTATGCAAGTGCTAATAAAAGAAAATTTGATGATAATAAATTGCTTTCAGACAGAGATACTAAATGGAATAATTTAAATACAGAAGCAGAATTTGGTATGAGAAATTTTAATGAACAAGAATTAGATTTAGCAGTACCAGGTATTAATAAACAATTTATAAATAGTCTTTTAGAAATAAATGAAAAAGGACATGAAGATTTTGAAAATTTAGTATTACAAAATAAAATTAGAGAAAAAGATCATGTAACTAATATTAATACTCAAACAGAAGCTTTAATGACTTCTAGAGGTTTTCATATAATGAAAACTTTTTATAACAATGGTCAAGAAGTACAAGCATTAAACTGGTTAAATGATTTTATGAATGACAAAGATCAGTATGATGCAATGATTGATGAAGACTTTAAAAATAATCCTATGTATAAAATAGTAAGAGGATTATATGAAGATGATGATGATAGAGAAAGAATTGGAAATAATATTCTTAAAAAATTTAAAGCTTTTCATAGAGATGCTATTTATGGAAAACAAAAAAAACCAGATATTGATTTAGATGCATTAAAAGAACCTGGTGGGCCTTTAGCATTAGAAATGTTTAAAGGTGGTGATGTTAGTATGGATGAAATATTAACTCAAGTTCCAGTTGATATTGGAAGTACAAAATATAATAACTTAGTTAAATATGTTGCTGATGCAAATAGAATACAATCTATTGTATCTAAAACTATGGCAAATCCAGATGTTGTATATAATTTTGAATCTGATTCTGATAGAGAAATGTGGGCTAAAGCTGTAATGGCAAATAATGGAATTAATAAAGTACAATATTCTGATTTAACTTCTGATAGTTTTAAAACAGCTATGAATGTTTTTGCAGGTCAAGATTATTTTCCAGATGAAGTTAGAAAATATTTAACACTTAGTGATGCTGGATCTTTTAAAGATGAAGGCTCCTTAAAAAATTTTATGGAAAAAGCATTAACTTATCAATATTTAAGTAATGATGAATTATTTCCAAATGTTGAATATAATCCATTATATCAAAAAGCTTTAGATCATGGAGTTATTGAAAGCATAGCTAACGGTGATTTTAATAGAGCAAGTTCTACTTTAGAATCATTTCAAAATGAAAATTATGATAAAAAATTAGAAAATATTACAGCTCAATTTGATGGCAACAATGCAAGTTTTGAGTATATGTTTAATGCTCAAGTTAAATCTCCAAATGCTTTATTAAAATTTTTTCAAAATAAAAAAGATCCATTACATGATAATTTGTTTGCTGCTGGAGATCAAACTACTTGGTTAGCTTGGGAGCCAAAAGAAATAATACCACCTAATGCAATGGCTTTATTAAAAGGTATGTGGCTTGAAGAAATGACTCATATGACTGTAGGTGAAAATCCAGATATATGGTCTAAAGAAAATAGTCATTTAAGATCTAAAGCATTTAATAGAGTTATGAAAAGAATGGAAGATGAAGGTTGGGGTATTGAAACCTATACAATGAATGGCAAACCTAAATTAGTTAAAAATCCTTATTGGAAAACATATGGTAATTTAGATAATAATGATGTTTATGCAGCTATTAAAGAAGACTTTATATTGCTTTCTAAAAATGAACAACTTTCTAAATATGGTACTAGTAAATGGGAAGATGTTGAAGGATATTTTAGACAGTATGCAGATAACAAAGATGGACTTGTTAAAATATCTATTGA